CGACGATGCCTTGCGCAGCGACTGGATGGTAGAACTCGAAGACATCCGGAACACCATGCTGGGTCTGCGCACCCAACTCGCAGGCGAGCTTCAGCGCTTGGTCGAAAAGGCCTTGCGAACGGCATCTGACAGACCTTCCAGACCGCCATCACGGATAGCGTCGAGCGTGGCGAAGGCGATAGCGCCCGCCTGATCATCGTCAAAATTGTAGAGACCGTTGGCACTCGCGCCACTGAAGTTGAGCTTACCCTCATAACCCGTGGTGGAAACGCGATATTTGTCCTTGTAGACGCCAATCGACGTATTAAACGATCCGATCTTCGCACCAAATTCCTCGGCGACCTGACCCAGCGTATCCTGGATCGAACTGGCCAACCCAATCGACGCCTTTTCGCGGCTGGAGCTGTTACCGGCCGTTGATACATCCTCGCTATCGCCACCCGTGACGACCGAAGTGCCATATTTCGTCTTCTTGAAAAGGCCACCTACTACGGAGCCGAGTGTTCCGCCGACGATCGACCCAAGCGGACCCGCGATCGCCGACCCGATGGCACCGCCGATCGCGCCGCCGGTAGAACTTCCCTTGATGCCCAGGACGTCCGTGACGAGGTTTCCTGCCAATGAACCGGTCTGCGCACCCGCCGTGAGACCACCTAGTGTTTTTCCAAGCGACTCACTGAATATTCCCTTGTCACCGAAAATCTCGGTGAAGATGTTACGAAAATCACCCTTCAGCTCATCAAAGAAGTCACCGTAGCCCTCTTTGAACCCCAGCTTCAAATCTTTCAGGATGTCCGGCTTATTGCCATTTACGATGATGTCGGCCGGGGCATTGGGATCGAACGGCTTTCCGTCATCACCAACAACCCAGCCCGCCGGGACTGAAGCTTTCGCCCCACTAATATTCGCAGCCGCCGTGGCTGCGGCCTTTCCTAGATCGGTGATGTCGCTGGAAGTCCGGTCGATCTCCCTGGCAGCGCGCCCTACGGCTTCCGCCATTTTATCGCCGGCCTTGCTCAATTTGTCGCCGCCGGTGATGTCATCTTCCAGATCGCGGAAGAAGTCCCCGAACAGCTTCTCCGTGATCGTCTCGGAAAACAGCCGGTCAAACACATCGACAAAGCGCTTGCCGAAGTCCTCCAGCGCCTTCGGGCCATCCGTCCGAAGGCTCTCGAAAGTCAGCCGGACATTTTCCCGCATGTCGCCAACGGCGGACAGGAACATCTGCTGGAGCTGCTGTTGAACGCGCATTTCGCGGGTCTGTTCGCGCATCACGTCCAGATTATCATAAAGCGCGCGGACCTGGTCCTCCGTCACACCGCGCTTCGCCAACTCCGTGGCGAGTTGCTGCTCGCTCTCCACCCCCAGCTTGTCCATGAGCTGATAGGTGAGCTGGAGCGCATCCGCATCAGCCTGCCGACCGGCGAGCTGAAGCTCCCCCAGGTCGATCTGACGCTCTTGATCGGCGAGCATCTGCCGGATCGGCCTGACAAGACTTTCCTGGATCAGCGGCTTCACCGCCTCCGCCTGGGCGATCAGCGCCTCGAAATTCTTGGGCTTGCGCTTTTCCAGATCGGCGATGATGTCGTCCAGCTTCGCGGTCGCCTGACGCGCCTGGTCGATATCGCGCGGTGCGGCGTTGAACTGGTCGTTCATCCGGGCGATGGCGTCTTCGGCGCGTTCGCCGAACACAGCCAGACGCTCCGCCTCGCGCGCCGCCTTCGCTGCGCTGTTGTCCTTCTTCGGCTTCGCCCTGTCCTTCAGGGCATTCTCCCGGCGCTTCAGCTCCGCCATCTGCTGGTCGAATTGGGCGGCGCTGAGCTGATCGAGCGACGGCCCATCCGCCAACGGCACCGATCCGGTCTCAAGGCCCAGCGTATATTGGCGGCGCTCACGAAGGCGGGCGCGTTCCCGCTCTATCTCCCCCCGCGCGCGTTCATCGGGGTCGGCGCGCTCGTTCGCGGCGCGTTCCTCCAGCCCCACCCGCGCGCTGGCCAGCGACCGGCGCGCGCTGGCGAGTTGGCCCAACACATCGTTCCGCTGCTGCTGCAGATCGGCAATACGCGACGATGCCGGGTCGTCGAGGAAGGGGATCAGGTTGATCGGCGGTTTGAATTTCGACAGCTTGTCGATCTGCGCGTCTACGCCGGCGAGTTGCCGCTCCAGCTCGCCAACACTCGCTTTCGATACGAGCTGCAGATTGTCCAGCAGGATGGCCTGGGTGTTGATGAGGCCGCGCGTCGCCTCCTCCAGCTGCTTGATGCCATCGGTCGAATTGGCGACGATGCTTTGCTGAGCGACCAGGCTGCTGCTGAAATTGATGGTCGACTGACTGGCATCATCGCTCGCGTCGTCAACCTTGCTCAACTGGCTCCACAGCGCCGAACCCAGGGAGATCGCGACCGTCGCGGCGATCCCCCACGGCCCTCCCATGATCGCCGCGAATTTGCCGAGCTTGCCCTGGGCGTTTTCGCTGCCCTGGGCAATCATGTTGATGGCGCTGAACACCTGCCCCGACTGCATCGCCATGATCTGGCTCAGTCGCGTGTTCATGGAATATTGGATACCGATGTCCTGCATCTGGTATCCGAGGGACTGCCAGCCAGCCCTTTGCAGCCCAATGTTGCCGTTGAGGGATTTGGCGGCTTCGCCTGCCTGCTTTTGGGCACGCGTCTGCGCCTCCGATTGCTCGGAGAGGTGGCTCAGGTTGAAGGCGGCCTTGCGCGCCTCAACGGAGGTGTTGGCCAAGCCCGACGCCGCCTGCCCGGTCGCGGCAGATACATCCCGCGCGCCGTCAGCCACGCCTTTCTCTGCCGCACGAAGGCGGTCAAACTCGCTGGACGAAACTCGGAGCTGCCCGACCAGGCCGGACCCGTCGCCATTGAGGCGAACGCCGACGACGACATCGCTCATCGCTTGGCCCTCGCAAACTCATCCAGGGCAGCGCCTTCCATGATGCGCAGATCGAGGAACATGGGCGGTGTGAGGGCAATGCCCATCATCTGGGCCACTGACGGGATAACCGAATAGTCGAGGCCGAGGCGCACGCCGGTCATGGCATGGCGAGCCCATTGCGTTCCGAGCGACAGGAAGAGGCTGAAGGGCGTGGCCTCATCGGGCGCAAGTTCCAACTCACGACTCTCTGCCGCCATCCGCTCTTCCATCCATGCGGGCATGATCGCGGCCTGGGTCAAAATATCGTCAGCCTTCTTCCTGACGCCGCCACGCCCGCTCGCCCAGGCGCGCGCAGCGGCTTTCAGTTTCCCGCGCGAACCTCGGCGCGGCCGGCACGGCATGCGCCATAAGCCTTCATCACGCCGTTGAAGGCGTTGGGAACATTCAACAGCTGACGCAGATGCTCATCGCTGAACTTCAGCGGCTCGCCATTTTCGGCCCCGACACCGCGCCAGTCCGCTGCGATCCGCAGCACGACCTTGGCCGCTTCCTCGCTGGGCGCCGACACCGTGCCATTGGCCACGTCCAGCTTCTCGTTCGCGCCGACTGACAGGATGAAGGCCTGATGCTCGTCTTCCGTGAGGATACGGAACCGCATCTCGAACCGGTTTTCGACGACTTCGCCCTCTTCGGACACGCCGGGGAAAGTGACCGGCCACCAGACCAGAGGCGCGGCGGTAATTTTGAACATGCTGTGGTCCCTTGGTGCTGGTGGATAGGCAAGGGTCGCGGCCCCGCCGATCCGATGTCTTGGCTCCACCAGCCGGCCCGGACGCCGGTATTGGCTTCATGGCCTCTCGGTATTCAGGTTGCGGTGATGGTCAGGTCGGCCGCGCCGCCGTCAACGGTGTGGATCAGCGACAACGTCCACATGAGGATGTCATTTTCCTCGCTTTCGGCGATATCCGCGATCTGGACCTTGGCTGAGGCGAGGTTGAGGATATTGCCCGCACCCAGCCCATGGGTAAGGCTGAAGGCGACAAGATCATTGGCGCGCAGACGAGAAATATAGTCCTTCGCCGCAATGTCGGGAGCCTCGATCACCAAGGTCGATGTCATGGAGTGATTGCCGCGTCGCACATAGCGCGAACCGACCAGATTGCGCAGCGCGACATCGACGCCCGCTTCCGCGCGCCAGCTGCGCGTCACGGCCGAATAGCCGTCGAGCGATACGGTGGTGTTGTCGACATTTACTTCTTGCGGCCGCTTCCAGCGCGTCAGAACCGGCGCGGTTGGGGCGCTTTTGTCGAACGGCGTGGCCGTGGGAATAAGGCCGGTGAACTGAAGCGTGGCAAAGGGATAAGCGCCAGCGGTGTAATCGAGCGAGAACGTCCCGACAGCGCCGACCGTCTTGCGGCGCTGATCAGCCATGTAATCATGCTGGGTCAGCGAAGTGCCCGCAACACCGGGCGCGGCGAAGTTCTGAACGGCACTGGCGCCGGCCGACAGCACGGCCGCCGCCATGCCGCAGGCTTCCAACAGTTCCATCCAGGCGGGCGCGGTGCCTGCCGTGCCAGAGCCGGCCAGCTCAACTTCATAGCTCATCGTGCGGCGTTCGTTCGTGGCGGCCGACGCCCGCGCGCCAAAGACGCGCTGGTCAAGGTTGCGCTCCAGCCGGTCACTCTCGACCGGCTTGGTCGAAAAGTTCCGGGTGAGAATGGCATTCGCCGCAGCCGTGGGGGCGGCGTCGGTGCCATATGTCGTTTCCTTTTTGGCCAGCAGTACCTTGGTGGCATCAACCATTTGCGTCATCCTCCTTGTCCGACGCGACCGACGCGCCGCTGGCGTCGCCGGTGCCGGCAGAGGCCCACGCCTCCGGCTCTACATTGGGATCGGTCTTCTTCAGTTCGGCCAGTCGAGCAGCCCGCAACGGACCGGCGATGGGCAGTCCCCACTGGTCCAGTTCGTTGCCCGCAGCGTCTCGGGGGCGCGGCTGCGTCGGGTTTGCCTGAGAAACCTTCGCCTGGCGGGTCATTGACTTTCCTTCCTGATGTGCCGAGATGTCGTAAGCCTCACAAGCCAAGCGACGCGGTATCCCTCAGCGGAAAGCAGCCGGCCGCCGCCATATTGCGTAGGCGCACTCGCCTCCGGGTGCGTCCACAACACCAGCGCATCGATCACCTTGTCGACCTGCTCCTTCAGCGCATCATCGACCATGTTGTCGCCTCGCGCCCGCGCCTCGACCACGACGATGACACCGAACTGCTCTGCCAGCTTCTGGTCCAGCGCCCGCGTGCCAAGCCCGTTCGGCGCCGCCGAGTCGGCTTCCGGCACCACGAAGAACGAGGGGGAGGCGCGCGGGGCCTCCGCAAGGCTGGCCCATTCGAGCAAGCCGGATACGTTCCGAAGGCCCGCCTGTTCGAGCCGTGCGACGATGGGCTTTTGAGAAATCACGCCGGGCCTCCAAACAGACCGCGCAGAAAGTCGGTCATCACTTCAATCACGGTGCGGCGCTCATCCGGGCCAAAGCCCACATATTGGCGCTTGGGCATCACCACCTTGGCGACCAGGCGCCCGCCAAAGGACAGGGCCTTGCCTTTCCGGGGCGTGATGGTGCCGCCTTCATTGTGGATGCGTGCATATTTGGCCGGTCCCGCCGTTTTCAGCACCCCGACCTGGGCGAAGTTCGATCCGAAGTCGGGCACGATCGCGTTGAAGAGAAAACCTTCCTTGCGGAGCAGCGGACGACTCGCATCCTTGACATTGATCGGCGCATCCGGGTCGATGCGACGCTTTTTCCAGGGCACGCCGAAGGGGTCGCGCTCCTGGGCAAAGCGGTCGCGGACATGGTCCATCCACTCCTCTGCAATTTCGCCCATCGGTTGGCGCAGGTCCGTACCGGCCTTCACCGCGCGGGATAGCGCCGCGTCGAGTGCGGCATCATCCATCTGGATGGTGACGTCGAAACCCGCGCCCATTAGTAGCCCTTCAACCCATCCGGGTAGGCGCGCCGACCCGGCGCGACCAGAATATCGTCCTGACTGGGCGCTGCGGTCGGGGCTGTTGCAGCCGGCACCGGCAGCGCGCCGGACTGGATGCGTTCCAGCATCTTCATCGACGCCTTCGCCTGCGCATCGACGCCATCGGGCGCGCCGCGAGGATAGAGTTCAGCCCGCGCGAGGTCACCCACGATCTTCTTGATGATCAGCGGCACATCGAGCAGCGGCACGGTGTAGCGGGCGGCGATATGCGCGTCCGCCACCGCCTGCGCGTTGATCAGCGCACCGACCAGCAACCCGACCAGAAAGCCCGCATCGCCTCGTGCCCAGCTGGCCGCCAGCTTCATGCCGACCGGATAGACCAGGGCCAGAGCGGCACCGGCCAGAGCCCGGCTGGCGATCAGGCTCCAGCCGCCCGGTTCCAGCTGCAGGGCGGCGATATT